CGGGGTCCGTTAGCGCTATTTTGCGCAAAGTCTGTTAGGGACTAACCTAACAAACGTTAGTGGGTTCGATTTGTAACTCACTCGAAGGAGGAGTTATGTCTGATCGCACGCGCTCGATGTATATCATTGAGCCGGATTCGGTATTCGAAGACGCGTATGAGGATGTCTACATCGGGAATTGTGATAATCCCGTATGGCAAACTAATACCGTCAATTACGCCGTCGGTTCCTATAATACATATTATGTGTATAAGGAAATGACCGATCGTGAGATTCCGAATTTCCATGCCAGAAAAGCAAGTGGGGAAGTTTTTATGAACCCCATGACCTCAACTGTCACGGATGTACTCCAGACTCCGTTCCCTTTTGGCGCTACAATCAAAACATTTCGCTGGGGTTGTACTCCAGCAAGATGGTATGAGAGTAATCGCCTGGAACGTGGAGGGAGTCGTTCTACCCTCCGTGTTGCCGCCGCTGTTGGCTTTTCAACTGATCCTGCTATCACGATTAATTCTGATAGTCTAAAGGAACAGGCCATTACTAAGGCTTGGTCAAATCTTGACCAGTCAAAGATTATGGCATTAGTCAGCATCGCGGAAGCGGAAAAATCGCTGGGTACGATCAAGAATGTCTCACTTAGGGCTCTCCGGATTATCAAGGGTGCGAGAAAGAATGCACTTAAGATGATAGCGAAGACCCTTAAAAGCAAAAAGTCTCGAAGGAGACTTGCTAGAGATCTTTCTGACCTGTATCTTGAGGCCCGTTACGGGTTGAGACCCATGTACTATGATATAAACGGTGTAGTCGAAGCAGTCAATAACTTTGATTGCTCTCGGCATGACCGTTTAACAGTACGTGGCTATCGAAACGCAACAGACCAAAACTCAGGTACTGACCAGTTCGGTCCAAATAATTGGAATAATACGCAGTACGCGTATTACCAGAACTGGAAGGATACCATCTCGGTTGAAGCACGTGCTGGTTGTTTAGCTGCCGTTCAACTTTCGGCAGTAAATGATTGGGGTATCGGGCTTCTAGGCGAATCTGCCTGGGAACTCGTACCTTTTTCGTTTATTGTTGATTGGTTCTTGAATGTTGGCGACACGATTAGCTCATGGATGCCGAAACCGAACACTAACGTTCTAGGCTCCTGGGTTACAGTAAAGACTGTTACCAGGAGAGAGGCCACGGTTGTTTGTGAAATTTACAACAACCTTACTTCTACTCTTAGAGTGGAAGTATCACCGGTATCCGCTTCCGGTCGTTATTCTAAACAGATAACGACTGTACAACGAATACCAGACCCATCTAGACCGATCGTGCCTTCTTGGCTAATTCGGCTAGATCCCGCTAAACTTCTAGATTTGGTGCTCATTGCGAATAATTTTCGCAAGGAGAAACGTGAGTTTTCGACGATTTCTCGTCATTTCAAAACTTTACGTTTTTAACACCGTAACCTAAATGTAAGAAGGAGATTACCATGCAGGCAAATGAAATTACTTTGACTGTCGACGTCGACAACGACGGAGCAACGACTGCTGATGAAACACAAGTGTATTCTCGTCATGAGGAACACTTGAATCGCTCTTTGTATATTGCCGAGGACCACACAGTGGCCGCTCCGCATACTTTGAGCCTTTATCGTACGCAGCCGAAGGTTAACGGAAACTTTCTGGGAATGGCCAAATCGGCCGTTAAATTCTCAGAATGCCTCGCAGTTGAGGGAGCTGACGGTGTAACAACCGTTAAGGCTCCTTTAATTTGTGAGATTTCGTTTTCCGTTCCAGTTGGCACCTCGAGTGCCCAGCTGATGGAAATGCGCCAACGCGCAGTTGCTCTCCTGGATGATGATACTATTATGGACAATCTGTCCCTGACACTCATGATTTAATCATGGATGCCGAGAGACGGCTCTTTATTTTGGAGCTAATTGTCTTGTATCTCATCTTATGTTCGGCGACGGGTTATAATCCGTTGCCGCTCATACATGAGTTGTTTATGAAATTTATTACAACTTTAGGAGGTTAAAACATGGCCCACAGGAAGAAATTTTCGAGTGTGACCAGCAACTACGTACGGCGACTTGGGAAAGGTAAGATACCTGTTCCCCAGCTTCCGAGAGACTATCCTTGGAAGCTGCTGTCAGCTGTACAGAACGACCTTGCGAGTTATCTTGACAGCGACGAGGAAGCATTATTGACCCAGATCATTCGTGATCGGGACTTTGACGCTTACCTCCAGCTCGATGATGTTTGGGGTTTACAGAAAATTAATGTATTACCCCCTGAACTGTATTCGTCGGATCAAAATTCGGCAAAATACCAACTCGCTTCATTAATCAAAAAGTTTCAGTTTCCATCTGACAAAACACTACGCCAAGAAGCAGCCTTTGAGAAATTTGAGGCCGCTGAGGAACAATGTTTTGCTTTTAATGCAACAGGCTTTAACGCCTTATGCAGTGGAAGTGAATTTACTGCGGATGTACTAACGTACGCTCGTGGATTTTTGCTTAAACTCCTTGGGGATTCTTGTCCCACGAAGGAGATCCTGACGAGATGGTCACGTCATGGACCGGGAGCTAACCTGGACACTAGTAAGAACTCTGGTATATACTTTAAGTATGACCAGTGGCCTTATTCGTGCACCCAGCGTGCGCTGCCGTATGCCCAGTTTCTTATAGCCACAGACAAACGATGGCTCGGAGCTCTAGAAGATTCATATCGGACTAGGTTTAAAATACCTAAGTACCGTATATTGAATCAACAAAAGTTCTGGGAAGACGTGTTCAATGTGGTTGAAGGAAACAAAATTGCTTTTGTTCCAAAATCTGCGGTCATAGATCGCACGATTGCCATTGAGCCCTCCATGAATCTGATGCTCCAATTGGGAGTTGATGGTTATATCCGTTCTCGCTTAAAGCGATTTGGATTAGACCTAGACTCTCAGAAGGTAAATCGAGACATGGCTGAGTTAGGTTCCTTGGTCGATAGTAACGATAGTTTTGTTACGCTTGACCTGGCGGCTGCGTCTGACACAATTTCTTTGAAAGTGTGTGAGATGTTGCTACCACCTAACTGGTACGACTACCTCCTTAAACTGAGGTCCCCAACTGGGACTATTAGTGGAAAGAAATTCTCTTACGAGAAGATCTCTTCTATGGGGTGTGGTTATACCTTTGTGCTTGAGTCAGCTATATTTGCAGCACTTGTTTATGCTGCACATAAGGCCGCTAACTATGATTGTGTTTTTAGTGAAGATGCTATCGTTTATGGCGATGATATTATTTGCCGTAAAGGACCATCTTCTTTTGTACTAAAAGCCCTTAATCTAGGCGGCTTCAAGATTAACACGGATAAATCCTTCTTTGAAGGACCATGTCGTGAGTCTTGTGGTTCTGACTGGCTAATGGGACGAGATATCCGCCCAATCAGTGTAAAAACCTTGCCAGCATCGGCTCCTGAGCTTTTCGTCGACCGAAATCGACTTAAACGCTATATGGCTCTGATGTTTGGCATCACTAACAGTCACGTGGTTCAATTGCTCGATTCATGGATCCCCCCGAAACTTAAGGGGGTCCGTGGGCCGTACTCTAATGAATCATTTGACTCCTATCTCCACTCCACGGTTGATGAGGTCCGATTCTCCCTTTACGGGAATGAATCGACTACCAAATCAGCTGTTCGGTGGAAGTATGGTTACTGGTTCTTTCCCATCCTGGTTACACGCGCAAGGCGTCATGTACCTTTTATCAAGTATTTTGGTAAAAGTATACGTAACCCACATAACTTCCTGTTCAGGAAACTTATGCATGATCTCTCACCCGATGTGAGGTCATTAGGCTGGAAAAGTGATTTGAAGCGAACGTCTTCTTCAAGCCGTTTTACTGTTATGCGGAGTCACTCCGCGACAGTGGGCGCTTCTAGCTCCGAGACCAGTTACTGGTCTTCAGATTACTCTCTCACCTAGCCCGGGCGCGAGCCTGCGCTAGGTGGGAGACCCAGACAAACGTCTGAGA